ATGAAGTTGGTGACGCGTTCCCTAGTGTTAACTATAACAGCATTACGGAATATATCTCATTATCTCGTAGTCCCATTCAGAGTATTACAAGCGTATCTTATTTAGATGATGCGGGCGCAACCCAAACGGTATCGTCATCTGACTACACAAGCGACCTGATCTCGCAGCCATCTAGGCTCGATCCGGTGACATCGTGGCCTACGGCATCTGTCGAGGTTAACGCTGTGACCATCCGCTATGTTGTTGGATACACGTCCGCCTCGGACGTTCCTGCACCTATTAGACAGGGTATCATGCTTGCTATCGCCTCTATGTACGAAAACCGAACTGACGGCGTTAAACGCCTCCCTACGGCTTCTGAGTACCTATGGAATCCGTTTAGAATTTTTACATTCTAAGCTATGAATCCCGGAGATCTTGACAGAAGAATAGTAATAAAGAATCAGACCACCGTTAACAAGAATAACGGGGAGCGTCAGATTTCCTTCTCTGCCTACGCAACACGCTGGGCTAGTGTTAAGTACAAGAACGGTAAAGAAGACGATGAAGCGTTAGAGATAACATCTGTTCAGGATGTCATCTTCACTATTCGTTGGGACTCAAACATCGATACAACATATTCCGTTACCTACAATGGTAAGGACCACAATATCGAAAGCGTTAATCCTATCGGAAGAAAGGATTTTATTGAACTATATACCCGCGCAACGTCATGAGTATGGTTAACATTTCCGTCGAAGGTATGGACTCTGTTATTAAGCTACTTAATGACATGCGTACCGTTGGTGATAAGCGCCACCGACAGATCAAGCGCGAGATGGCAAAGGCAGCAGCCCCGATGGAGGTTGCGGTTAAGGCATCTATCCGTGATGGGGAAACGCCCATGAAATCAACCATGATAGGTAGAGGTACTGATAGAAAGTCTGGATTAACAAAACACTTAAAAGTAGATTATAAACCCGGAAACCTCCGTAGGTCTATTGATGTGTTTCCAACACGCAAGGGATTAGCTGTACATGTAGGCGCACGGTTCGGGCGTAAATCAAGAAGTGATGCTGATGGCTACTACTCAGGTATGGTTCAGTTCGGCGTGTTCGGTAGAGGTGGAAAAAAATATAAGAATAACGGAAAAACAAGATACAATGTAGGCTACGCAGACAAGGCTTACGCAGCAGGTCTTTCAGCAACTCAGGCATCCATGCTTGCCGCTGTAAATAATATCATAGAAAAGTATATAACAGGACCAATGTCATGAGAGGAGGACCAGCATTATACGGTATTTTAGCAACGGACGCGGGTGTCTTATCAGTAGCTTCAAACAGGATATTCCCGGAGATAGCAGCACAAGGCTCTGAATTGCCGTTGGTAGTTTACAGGTTTTCAAACCTTGTTCCCTCTGACACTAAGAGTGGTGTATCCACCTTAGATTCAGAGAGTTATGTGATTGTTGCTATTGCGAAATCATACACTGTTTCGACAGACTTATCTTATAAGATAAGAACAGCACTTGACCGCTACAGCGGTACAGTAAATAGCGTAGAGGTCCAGTCGATTGAGTTCACTGGTTATGACTCTGACTATGATGCAGACAATGCCGTATACACTACGGTTACAGAATTTACTTTAAGAATAAAAATATGAAAATAGAAATCATTAAAAAGACAACCATTAACGGCAAGAACTTCGCTAAAGGCGCTGTTCTATCCGTTGTTAATGAACGTGCTGCCGAACTCATTGCGGAGGGAAAGGCAGTAGAATTTGGTACAGAGGTACCGAAGGAAAAGCCCGCAAAATCTAACCCCAAATATAAATTATAATGGCCACAACAGGAATTATGAACGGCACCCTATTGGGTGTTTACGCCGGCGCTACTCCTACTTTGATTGCACACGCCACAGAAAGCAGCATTTCGCTTTCTATGGATACGCGTGACGCATCTACAAAGGACAGCGCTGGATACCGCGACCTCTTAGAAGGCGCACGCAGTGGATCCATCAGCGTTAGCTCGCTATATGCAGAAGATGCTGCGTATGGTGTTGATGACTTGATGACTCACTTCACAGCACGCACAGCAGTAGCTGTAAAGTTTAGCACTGAAGAGTCTGGCGACCACTACTGGTCTGCCTCTGCTTACATTACCTCTTTGGAAGTTTCCGCTTCTAAGGAAGACAATGTAACATACTCTGCTTCTTTTGAATTAACTGGAGCAATCACTTACGGAACAATTTAAAAAAACATGGTAAAGTCAGTCAAGATAGGCGGCGAAGAGCGCCCAGTAAAATTTGGTTTCTCAGCACTCATGAACTTCTGCGACCTCGCGGGATATAAACTCAACGATCTGGGCAGGCTCGGAGAGGATATGACCCTTGGTGATGCGGTAAATCTCATTTGGTGTGGACTGAAAGATGGTGCGAGAGCAGAGAAAAAGGAGTTCACACTCACATCTGAGGATGTAGCGGACTTTTTGGACGATGACATCGGCGCTTTGAATGACGTACTTGCTGTATTTGCTGAATCTTTTACAAAGGGGGAGAAGTAGCCTCAGGGGGATCAGGGAAATCTGAACCGTCTGAGGCTGCCTCCTTCGATTACCTACAAGGCTTGGCATGTGGGCAGCTTCGGCTGTCCCCATCCGAGTTTTGGAATATAACACCGCGGGAGCTACACAATGCTTTGCGCGGTTGTGCTGAAGCAGAACAGCTTAAGCAACAAGGCAACTGGGAGCGCACTAGGTGGCAAACAGTAGCACTCATAAATATCCAACTACCTAAGGGCAAGAGCGTTAAGTCACAAGATTTAGCCGTGTTCCCTTGGGAAAAGAAGGATAAGAAAAATACACTTTCGCAAGAACAAGCGAAGGCAATACTTGAAAAATGGCAAAGAAAGGAAGCAACAAGCAAGCAAATATAATTCTTGGCTTAAACATGACTCAGCTCCAGAAGGGTTTGAGGACTGCACAGGCTAAGTTAAAGAGATTCGGAAAATCAATGTCACGGTTCGGGGCCAGTATGTCTCGTAGCGTGACTTTGCCGTTAGTAGGAGCTGCTGTAGCAGGCATAAAGATGGCTTCTGATCTAGAGAAGTCTTTTGCGAAGATTGAGAACCTCGTAGGTGTAACGGGTCCAGTTCTAGAAGGATTCAAAGAAAAACTAAGAGACATAAGCACAGAGACTGCGACATCGCAGAGATCTCTTGCAGACGCATTATTCGTTATCACCTCTGCCGGTATCCGTAGTGCAAAGGCTTTGGACATCCTTACTCAGTCCGCTAAGTCCTCACAGGTAGGCATGGGAGAGACGGAGTCCATTGCTCGCGGTATCACGGGTGCGATGAACTCATACGCAAAATCTGGTCTTACTGCTGCAAGATCGGCAGACGTTATGATGGCTATCGTAAGGGAAGGTAACCTCGTTGCAGAGGACCTTGCGCCTACGCTTGGTCGTGTAACGGGTATGGCGGCAGAGCTAGGTATCTCGTTTGAGGAACTTGGCGCTAACATCGCAACATTCACTAGGTTAGGTGTACCAACCGAGGAGGCTGTAACAGGTCTTCGTGGCGTAATGGCTGCTGTGTTGAAGCCTACCAAGGCTGCTGAGGAGGTTCTAGCGAGCATTGGAATGACATCCTCAGATGTCCGCAAGAAGGTCGGTAAAGAGGGTCTTCATAAAACCCTTATGTTCCTTATCGATGCCTTGAAGGGTAACGAGAAGGGTCTATCGGCTATGTTCGGAAACGTCCGTGCATTATCTAACGTATTAGGTACGGCGGGAGCGCAGGGAGAATCCTACGCTAAGATACTTGATAGTATCACAAACTCTACCGGTATGGTAGACGAGGCTTTTGAGAACGTCTCTAAGACGAGTGCGTTTAAGTTTGACGAGGCTATTGTAGCCCTTAAGAACAACGCGATAGAGTTAGGGGTGGTGATGCTGCCTATGGCGGTTAAGATTGTCGACGGCATAACCAACATGGTTAAGGGATTCAGAGACATGAGTCCTCCTATTAAAAACGCCACGCTTGTTATAGCCGGCCTTGCCGCCGCTTTGGGACCTGTTGCTTTTATGATCGGAGTCACATCAACGTCTATTGCTAACGGGATAAGGTTAGTCGGAGATGCCATAAAAAAATCAAACCCATATATACTCGCTGGAACGCTTATAATTACAGGGCTAGTGGCAGTCTGGACACGGTATAATAGGATATCTAAGGCATCTAGCGCAGCTATGAGTGCTAATGAAAAAAGTATTCGCGACAATCATTCTGAGGCAAAACTTCTTCTTAGGACAATAGAGAGCGAGAATATCTCTCAAGACACGCGCAATCGGCTTATAGAGAAGTTTAATAGAAATTTCAGTAAGTACGGAGGAAACCTAAAAACAGAAGAGGGCGCTTTATCCAACATATTAGAGGTGAAAAAGAAGCTAAACACTGCATTCAGTGATAGCCTTAAAGACGCCCTTATTGAAGAGAAAAAAGCGAAGATATATAAGGAGCAGTATAAGACCCAGAAACTGCTAGATGCTTCTCTAACAAGGCAGGAAAATAAAAATAAACTGGTAACTAAAGCGATAGAAGATCAGAATAGTGCTAGTGAAAAAGGCAATATAGAGAAATTTAAAGCCGCTAAAAAATCTGAAGCAAGAAACATTAAAGCGATAGAGGACGAGACTACGAAACAAGGAAAGCTGACAGAGAAAATCGAGGCTGCAACTATTGCGATTGAAAAGTTAAACGCCGCAAAGTCTGACTACAAGACTCCGGAGGAACTTCTAGAGGCAGAAAGACTAGCTAAAGAAGCTGCGGACGCGCTGGTTAAAGAGCAAGAGGTAATAGATAAAAAAGCAAAGAAAAAACACGAGGCCTCGGAAGATGCAAGGGAGGCACAGGATAAGGTTGATCAAGCTAAATTAGAAGCTGTAGATATACAAAATGAAGCTGAGTTATCCCTACTAGACGATTTTGAAAGGGAAAAAGCTGAAAGAGAGGCAAGATACGATAAAGAACTTGCAACACTAAAAACAGCAGGCTATACTGATTTTGTGGCCTTCGAAAAGGCGTTCGCCAACGACATGGCTGAAATAGATGAAAGGGCTGCGGAAAAGGCGCTTGAAACACAGAAAGATAGAAATGATAAATACATATCTGCTGAAAGTCAATTTTACCTTGATGTTATAGAATTAGCCAAGGATGCCAATGATTCATGGTTGTCAACTATGGAAGCGGCGGGAAATGCCATAGAGAGTACCCTTGTCGAAGCTATAAAGGGAACCTTATCTACGATTGGATCTTATTTAGTCAATGGACAATCGGCGTTCTCTAACTACAAATTATTCATACTTGGATTGTTTGCTGACATGGCTGAAGCGCTCGGTACCCTAGCCATAGCAATGGGTGTTGCTTCCTTGGGTATCAAAAAGGCGCTTATGACGCTAGACCCCTCAGCTTCGATAGGAGCTATTGCTGCCGGTGCAGCTTTGCTTGTCCTTGCAGGCGTAGCACGCGCCAACATGGCGAACATTTCAGAATCTCAGTCTGGCGCACCTGCCCTTGCCTCTGGCGGTCTAGCCTTCGGACCCACACTGGCTATGGTTGGTGATAACAGAAACGCAAGCATCGACCCAGAGGTTATAGCACCGCTATCTAAGCTAAAGGCTATGATGGGAGGCACAGGATCACAGAACATCACGGTCACGGGCCGCTTAAGGGGCGCAGACTTACTAATTTCTAACGAGCGAGCTGGAAGGCAGCGCTCACGATACAGAGGATTCTAAGATGGCAATAAGGCTTAAGAGTGAGTTTACCTCACAAAACGATATTGATTACAAGATAGAGATTCACGACAGTGAGTGGCTTGGTGGCACGTCCACTTTTGTAGTTGGATCTGAGGGTTTTTCCCTTGAATACACGGGGGAGACGGACGACATTATATCTCCAATCTTAGCGTCATCGCTGAATATCCCCGCATTTGTTGAGAACGCTGCCTTTGAGACTTTTATAGACGATTTAACCACCTATCAGGAAATCCGCTTCCATGTCGAGGTGTATAAAGACAACAGCGGTTACGAATTATTTTGGACAGGGTGGATAACCCAAGACCTTGTTACCATAGAGGACGCTTCTATGCCTTACGTCATAGACTTGAAAGCAACCGATGGTATCGGCATGCTTGCTAACATAGATTATGATTCACCTAATAATTTGATAGGCACAGGCCCCCTTACAGAGGTGGAGAAAATCTTACGAAACTCTATTGATAAGATTGGCCTAAAGGCAACGTGGGAAACTAATGACGTGTACCTTGAAACGTCAGTAGACTGGTGGGAGACGACCATTCAGACATACTCAACAACAAAAGACACTCTGTCAGAGCAAGCGCTTGATGTTCGTGCTTTCATGTCAATAGACGACAACGGTGACTTTGTATATACAAAGGTCTTTGAAGTATTACGGCAATTAGCCGTCATCTACAACGCCCGTATTTATCAAAGCGGTGGCCGTTGGGTATTTGAGCAGTATGGAACACGCGCGGGGTTAAACAGGTACGTCACAACGTACAAAAAAGACGGTACAGTCATTGCAACCTCGCAGGTGTCTGACGACATAACCTTTGACCAGACAACAAGCGCAGGCGCACGTCTTGGAGGTGGTCAGTTTTCCTACCTCCCCGCTGTCAGTAAGGTATCTATTGACTACAAGCAAAAGATGTTCTCGCCAAACAGTCCTCCGTATACCTTTAACCTATTAGACAACTCACACGACCTTGGATACATCCAAGGCGGCTCTGCCGTTCAGCTATCGATGGAAGGCGCACATAACTATTCTATTACATCATCTACCAACGCCACCGGCAATGATGCTGTGATATCGGTTGTGTTTAGGTCACAGATAAAACTTGAGGATGCATCTAACCCCGGAACATTCTATTATTGGACGCGTCCGTTTAATGGATATAATATAGCGTCTACGGCTGTGTTTGGCAACGCGTCATGGTCTACTTCGGCAGGCTATTACTATTATGCCCTTCCGTTCAGTAAGGTGAGCTATGGTGAGTTAACAACGAATGTCGGTCCTGTTGTGACAACCACAGACCTTCCGGTTAGCGGAGCGTTGGCTGTGATCAATGAGTTTTACAACAAGTACGACCCGCTTAATAATACGGCGTATGTATTAGCATCTCATCAGACTGAATCTTGGGAGACAATAATTACGTTCTCACGCCTTAAGGCGGGACAGCCTGACGGTCAGATAGTTAAAATCTCATCATCCAACACAAACTCCAAAATAAGCACAAGCATTGAGATGCACTTAGGTGAAGTGAGTATCTCCAACGGTCTGTTTCAGACCGGTGACATCCTCGCCTACAACGGAACAGCGTGGGTAGCAAGTTTGCTATTTAGGAAGGGATCTACTGGCTCTGGGCTTGCTATGTTACGACTAATGTGTGCCGAAGCAGCTGCGTTGCACTACGCTCCCGTAAGGCGCTATGAGGGCGCTGTTATTAACGGAGCCTCGGTAGGTCCAAGGTTAGTCTTTGACTCGTCTATCTACCTAACAACATCGGCATCCTTTATAGCTTCTGACGATACTTGGAGCATGTCTGGATTCGAGATAGACCGTAACAGAACCACCATTGGTGACGTTGACCCTATCGAGGTTCCTGCATTACGAACGCTTCAAGGCGTGTCGGGCATTAGTAATAACCCTGACGACATCAACACAGGCCGTATTGGAGGTATGAACGTCGATGTCACGCAAGACAGGATAGGCCCCTTCCAACAGGTAACAGGGGGCGCTGCTATTGTCGGAGGCTTGAAAGATGGCGAAGGGTCCTTCGGATCATCGGGTCAGGTTCTGTCGTCAACGGTCACGGGACTAAGCTGGATAACAAGCGCTTCTAGCAACGACTACGTTACGGGTATGACGTTCAATACCTCTGATGGTATTGTAACGCTCACACGCAGCGGTGGCCTTGCTGACATCACCACAGACCTTGACGGGCGCTACCTCACCACGCACCCCGCGATACCTAACTCTGGGTCTATAGACAACTCCAACGGCGTGGTGGTACAAGACATCACCATCGATGCCTACGGTCACTCCACAGCGTGGGGGACGGTAGACCTCGATGATCGGTTCATGCAGCTTGGCGAGCCACAGGCCGTCACGGTGAAGAACATGGAGGCTACGGCAACGCTTACTAAAGGTACGCCGGTATATGCCGTGGACCCATCATCTAGCGGCAACATCATAGGCGTTAAAGCCGCAGACGCTTCTAGCTCTGCCACGATGCCCGCTGTCGTTATCATGAACGAATCTGTGACGGCAGGAAGCGAGGGCGAAGCACTTATCGTTGGGGTGATAACGGGTGTAGATACATCCTCCTTCACCTCTGGTGATGTGGTGTATGTGGCCTCTGGCGGTGGATTCACCAACGTCAAGCCCACAGGCACAAACCTTATTCAGAACCTAGGTGTTGTGATGAAGGTACACGCCACCAACGGGTCTGGGGTTATATACGGATCAGGACGCGCTAACGATGTACCTAACATCCCTAACTCACAGGCGTGGGTGGGTAACGCGTCAGGGGTGGCTACGCCCACTACGTTAAACATCACCAACTGGGACACGGCCTATACCTACTCACAGGTAGGGCATCTTCCTCTTGCTGGTGGTACTTTGACCGGTGAGCTGACAGTCACAGGAAAGCTACACGGCATCACGGCAGGAACGGCCAACACTGATGCCGTCAACGTGCAGCAGCTTAACAACGCCACCACAGGCGTATTGGTATATCAAGGTGTGTGGAACGCCGCTACCAACACCCCTACGCTCACAAGCGCTACAGGAACCATCGGTGGGTACTACATCGTATCGGTAGATGGAACCACGAACCTTGACGGTATAACGGACTGGAAGGTAGGCGATTGGGCAGTGTTCTCGGATATGCCTACAGACGCATGGCAGAAGATTGACAACACCTCCATCCTCGGCGGTGCAGGTACAGGAGGGTCGCTGTCCGCTTGGACAGGATCAGGGACATCGCTGACACTTGGTGATGCGCCTGTTACCTATAGTGGGAATAATGTTACAGTGGCGGGGACTGTTGCTGCTTCAAACCTCTCAGGCACAAACACAGGTGATCAAGACTTAAGCCCTTATGCTCCTTTAGCTTCTCCAACATTTACGGGAAGCCCACGCTCTGTGACTCCTGCCACTGCAAGCAATGATACAAGCGTTGCTACCACCGCATACGTTAAGGCACAAGGATATAGCACGGCAGCAGGTACTGTAACCTCTGTGGCGATGACCGTTCCCACAGGGCTAACCGTATCCGGTACGCCCATTACTACGTCAGGAACGCTTGCCGTAGTATTCGCCTCTGGATACTCCATACCTACCAATACAGGTCAGAGCAACTGGAACACTGCCTACACCTACTCACAGGTAGGGCATCTGCCTTTGGCTGCTGGGTCCAGTTATCCTTTAACTGGAGATTTATACATAAATGAAACTGGAGGTAATTCTAAAATACAATTTGGAGGCGGAGCAGCTAACAACGAAGTTTATACTTTAGAACAGGGTGTTGTTGGTGTATCAAATGGAGGTTTTTCAATTAGAAATATAACTGAATCAATTGATGTTTTACAATTTGCAGATGTAACAGGCGCAGCAACCTTCGCAGGCACCATAACCGCAACAGGCGGCACCTCCACACAGTGGAACACGGCCTACGGTTGGGGTAACCACGCCGGTCTTTACCTGAGCTTAGGTGGCGGCACCATGTCAGGAGATGTTGATATGGGCGGCAACAGGATCACCGATGGTGTATTCGTAACGCAGAGTGGCACATCCGATGAGTTTGTTAAAGGTGATGGTACGTTAGACTCTACAGAGTACCTTGCCCTGACAGGAGGGACTTTGAGTGGAAATCTTGCTATAGAAGCGGCAAGCAGTCCAAAAATAACTTTACAAGATACAACCAACGATGTAAAATTATTAATGTATGCTCAAGACACTAATGCTGTGGTTGGTACATACTCTACGCATAACCTTGGCTTTTATACTGATAGTACTTTAGCCCTAACATTAGACTCATCACAAAACGCAACTTTTGCGGGGAAAGTAGGCATTGGAATTGTTCCAGTAGAATTGCTTGATATTCAGTCAGCTTCAGGAGATGCAAGAATAAGATTAGACGCTCCATCAGGTAGTGATACAGAAGTTAAATTCTTCAATGCCGGTGTTGCTCAATATACAATAGGACACGATGACGCCACTGATAACTTTGTTATTGGGGGGGCTAATGTAGACGCGCCTTTAGTCTCGGTAGGTAAAACAGGCAACGTCGGAATTGGGGTCACTAGTCCTAATTCTATTCTTCACGTTAATGGCGGCATCCAAATGTCTGATGACACAGACACAGCTTCAGCGAGTAAGGTAGGAACACTGAGGTACAGGACATCAGGTGACAATAGCTATGTAGATATGTGCATGCAAACAGGAGCGACCACATACGAGTGGATTAACATTTTAGAAAACAACTGGTAATGAGTAAAAAATATACAACCGACAATATCACTATCTCCGAAGCACTTAATGACGGCTCAGGAGTGGGAACAAGCGGTCAGGTCCTGTCGTCCACAGGGTCTGGCGTAAGCTGGATTGACGGCTCTGGAATCGTCGGTGGTCCTTACCTTGCGCTGTCTGGAGGTACGCTGACGGGGAACGTGAGGTTGAATGACAGCGTACAATTGCAAATTGGTAGTTCTAACGATGCTTATATAATACATAACGGTACAAATACATATTTTGTTAATGGTGTAGGTAATTTAGAAATAACAAATGACACTAATGATGGCGATATTATATTTAAATCAGACAACGGTTCTGGTGGTCTTACTACATATATTCAAATAGATGGCTCTACGGGTGCAGTTGATTTAAATCATTATGGAACAAAGAAACTTGAAACCACAAGCACAGGTGTTGAAGTTACAGGCAACTTAGACACCACCGGTAGCGTTAGCATCCCTGATGCGGGTAAATTGTACTTAGGTTCAGGGGATGACCTTCATGTATATCACGCAGGCACTCATGGATATGTTTTAAATAAAACAGGTGACTTATACTTGATGAGCCAAGTCCACGGGGGCGATATTATATTTAAAACAGAAAATTCTAGCGGAACCGCAGTAACACCTTTAACTTTAGATAGCGCTGGTGCTGCAACTTTTGCAGGTTCAATAACAACTACAAGTGCAAGTGGAATTACAATAGATACAACTGGAAATGCTGTATTAGAACTTGATGGTGCTTCAGGAAATACAGAAGCAATTATATTTAAACACTCAGGAACAGAAGTATCAAGAATATCACACTCAAATTCAACAGATTTAGTATTTTCTACAGGAAGTTCTGTAGCTACAGCTTTAACTTTATCAGGATTAACCACAACCTTTGCAGGGAGCATTAATCTTCCTACAACAAAGTATTTAAGATTTACTTCTGCATCTTCAAATTCAGATGCAACTGTGTTGTTTGGAAATACATCTGGCACGGGTGGTAGTTTAACATTTAAAAGAAACTCAGATAGCGCTGCAATTCTTACTTTAAATGGTGATAAATCCGCAACTTTTGCAGGAGTACTAGCTTTACCTGATGGTAGCACAGCCGCCCCATCAATAGGCAATACTGGGGATACTAATACCGGTATGTACTGGCCCGGTAATCATCAAGTTGGTTTTGCTGTAAATGGTAGTAGGAAAATGTATATGTCTGAAACTAAAACATATTTCCAAAATCAAGCCAATGGTGTAGAGATAAACAACGGATTAACTGTTGTTAGTGGTGGTATAGGTGTAACAGGAAATTCAACTTTTGCGGGGACAATAGGCTCTGGAGCAATAACCTCTACGGGGCAGATACAGGGTAGCTCTTTTACTGACGGACACATAACGTGGTCAGGCGCACAAATAAACAGATATGGCGCAGCAATAGAGTTACAGTTTACGCCTACAAACTCTTCGACTCTTGTAAAGATTGGAGCAGGCGGTTCAAACCCTACAACATTTAACGCTTATACAGGAGACGCAACTTTTGCAGGTGATGTTGCTATAGCACAGACAGCAGATGTTGGAGTATTAAATACTACAAATCTTGAAAGCGGCGCGGCAGTAGGTTTAAGTCTTACTTATCCTACGTCTAATGTAGCAGGTGGAGATGGTTTAGCTATAGCTATAGGTATTGCAGGACGAGGGCGTTCTTATATTGCTAATAGTAATGCTACTAATAATCTTGATGCTTCTAATCTTGTATTTTATACAGAAGGTGGTGGAGTAGTTAATAAAGCATTAACATTAGACACAAATCAAAATGCAACCTTCGCGGGGGATGTAACTTTATCAGCAGCAGGGAGTACGGGGGAGGTAATTCGTACAACTGATAACACAGAGCCATATTTTGCGCTACAAAGAAATAGCGGCACTAATGGCGTTGGTGTTTTAAGGTTATTAGATGGTGGAGATTTAGCTTTTGACACAGGCGCGACAGGAGCAGGCCAAGCAACAAAATTAACTATTGAGGCGGGCGGCAACGTCGGTATCTTGAATACTAGCCCCAGCTCAAAAGTTCATATAGGTTCAAATTCTACATCAGGCGCTTTAGGTATTGGCTTACAAAATGACCAAAGGTTTTACACAATTAATACCGATGGAGGTAGCTTAACATTTAAAGATGAAAGCGCAGCCGCAGAAAGAATGCGCATCTTTTCTGATGGTGATGTCTCTATAGGCATGACATCTAACTACGCTAAGTTAAATGTTAATGGGGATGTTAGAGCGGAAAATAGCAGCTTTATGGCTGGCAGGGAATCAGCCGCAACCCCAGCGTTTAGATTCCACGATGATGGTGATACCGGTATGTTTAATGTAAATCCTAATATACTAGGGTTTTCTACAGCCGGTGAAGAAAAGATGCGCATTACCAGCGCAGGCCACGTCGGGATTGGTACGACTGGACCAACTTACAAGCTACACGTGGTTGCTGCCTCAACACCAATCGCTAAATTTGAAGGAACTCTTAATGGTTATGTAGATTTTTCTGATCCTAGTTCATCTGTTCGTTTACAAAATAGTGGTCATAGTTACTTTGGAACTCAGACTAATACTAATTTAAATTTCAAAACAAACGGTAGTGAAAAAATGACAATTCTCGCTGGCGGCAACGTCGGAATTGGGGTCACGAGTCCGGGGGCACTCCTTGAAATATCAGGAATCCGGGAAAACCAAATAAGGTTAACAAGCTATGACACAACAGCTGCTGTTGATGAGGTTATTGGTGGTGTTGAGTTCTATTCAAGCGACTCAGGGAATGAGGGTGTCAAGGCATCTATTTCCGCAATAGCCGCGACGGCGGCTGGAGACGCTTATATGACGTTTTCTACGGGGACGGACACCGAAAAGATGCGCAT